ATGGAGGCGATGACAGGAGACATTGTGTACTCTATCATTGCTTTCAATGGCGATCTCATTGGTTTGACGGAAGGGACCCACATCAGTGGAAATTCCCTAACCGTTTGTATCAATGGAATCTGTGGCAGTTTGAACCTTCGCTGTTTCTTCTATTCGCAGTACCCTTCGGAGAAATTTGAGGAGCGTATGCCCTTTCGTGACTATGTAGCTCTAGTAACATATGGTGATGATAATATCGGATCCGTTAGTGAAAAGGTTGATAAGTTTACGATTAAGGGTGCTTCTCAGTTTTTGGAGAAATATGGTCAAGTTTACACTATGCCTGACAAGGAAAGTGAATTGCTTGATTTTCTCCCACCTGAAGAGTTTGAGTTTCTTAAACGGAAGAGTGTTTACCATCCCGAGTTGAAAGCGCACGTTGGAGCTTTGATTGACAAATCATGCTTCAAAATGTTGCACTGTTACTTGAGAGGTAAAAATGCTCCTCTTACGGAGGCTCATGCCTGTGCTGTGAATGTTGACACAGCTCTTCGTGAGTGGTTCAATCATGGTCATGATACTTACGAAGAGAGGCGTGCACAGATGAAAGAAGTGACCCGGTTGGCGGGAATTACTCATTTGTGCAAGGAATTGGATGTTTCATACTTTGAACGTGTGGAACTGTGGAAGGACAAATATGAGCGTAAAGCTTATATGTTGTTTGACGAACCTGATGGGTTCGAGTGTTAATTGTATATATTTGTATTTTCATGTTTGTATATATTGTAAATTAATTTGGACCGTTGCCTATCCTTATAAAAGGGCGAGACCAGTTAGGATTCTGGTTCTGGAAGAGAGCAAAAATCTATGCAATGTATTGGATACCATATGGGTTGACCTACTTGTCAATGAGGTAAAGGAAAGACACCTCATACCCTAAAGGCTTGCATTGTAAGGCTTAGCCGTATTTACGGAGAGTTTGCCGCTCAACAACGTTTCCTCACTCCCCGGGATGAGTCACCTAGGGGGTTTAGTGATATTGACTTACTAAACATAATAAACAAAACAAAAATACTCAGTCATATGGGAGTTTGAATGAGTATAGCAAAAAGAATAATACTCCCAAATGGAAGAATATCAAGAGCAGTAGAGATTTGAAAAGTTACACGCAGGCGTGCGATTACTATCCTATTGTTTCTGATACATGTACCGGTTGTGGTCTAGTCACAAAACACTGTTACTGTGTTTATGAACCTCATAACGGAATTGATAGTCTTGTGCGAGCTGCAGAGACAATCGATGAAGTGTTGAGAATCCTTGACGATGACTTTGAACCACAAAGTGGTACAACAGGCGATGTTGCTATCAAACAGGTTTCCAAGAATGCAGATTATGAGAACGTTCAGTTTTCAGATCAGCATGATCCGTACATTTATGATATGGAATCTGTTATAGATCCTACAAGGCGTTTGCAGGATTCTGATGATGCAACACTTGATCATTTCTTTTCCCGTCCTTTGAAGATTCATGAGGAGGAATGGGGTACAAGTACGTCGTTAGGTTTTGATATCGATCCCTGGTCCCTTTATTGGGATAATCCAAGGGTGTCGAATCGTATTGCCAACTACAACTTGTTGAGATGTAACCTTAAAGTGAAAGTGATTATCAATGGTAATGGTTTTCAATATGGTCGTGTCATTTGTGCTTATTTGCCTTTTGACGTATACGATCAGTTGTCTACTAATGCCGCTTTGGTGTCAGCAGATCTGGTAGGTACTTCTCAGTTGCCTCATATTTTCCTTGATCCCACTACCTCTACGGGTGGTGAGATGAAACTTCCTATGTTCAACTACCAGAACTATATTGAGATTGTCGAATCTCAGTGGAGTGAACTTGGACGATTATACTTCAGATCCATTAATGATCTCAAGCATGCCAATGGTGCCACGGATGTGGTTACCATCAGTGTTTTTGCTTGGGCTGAAGATGTGGCCATGTCTGTATTGACTTCGGTTGAGCCAGATACTATTGGTCCACAATGTGGAGATGAAGAGGAAGAATTCGAACCTCAGTCAGGCGAGATTGAGGAAGCGAATAGGGAAGGAATGATCAGCAAGCCGGCGACAGCGGTGTCTAAATGGGCAAGTTACTTGACCAAGATACCATATATAGGACCTTTCGCTACTGCCACACAAATGGCAGCAGATACGACTGGTAATATAGCCAAAATGTTTGGCTATTGTCGCCCGCCTGTAACAAGAAATCCTGAGCCTTATAGGCCAACTCCCATTAGTTCGTTAGCTGTAACTAATGTGCCGGACACGGCGCAGAAGATGACGGTTGATGATAAACAGGAGTTGTCCATTGATCCACGGATCGCTGGCTTAGGTGGTGTTGATCCAATGAATATCCGAGAGATAGCTAAGAGAGAGTCATATCTCACTAAGTTTACTTGGGCCATTGGAACAGCGCCTGAAACCCTTTTGTGGAATTCGAGAGTAGATCCAGTAATATGGGCGGAGGATTCTGGTCCTCCTGTCTCGTTTCATTTTCCCGCTTGTGCTTTTGCGGCGCTTCCATTTCAAAAATGGACTGGGACAATGCGTTTTCGATTTCAAATCGTTTGCTCAACATTTCACAAAGGTCGGCTCAAATTTGTTTATGACCCAAATTATCTCGCAACAAACGAGTATAATACTAACTATCTCAGAATTGTGGATATTGCTGAAGAGCAAGATTTCACGATTGAGGTGGGTATGGGTCAAGAACGAACTATCGTCGG